TAAAAGTTAGTTCTGACGGAAGTGCCGATCAAGAATTAAGAACAGCTAAACAAATTGAAGCTACCTATAGTAATGTTAATAAAATGTCTGGTACTGCAGGTTCACGTGCAGTAGCAGCTAAATCTGCTCCTGGCATGTCTGGTGCCGCTTATGGCACTGCTAGAGGTACTGTAGGTACTGGTGCAAGTGCTCGTGACTTTGCTAAAGAAGCTCAAGGATTAGGTGGTTTAGTTAGATTATATGCTACTTGGGCAGCTAACGTATTTGCGGTTAGCGCAGCTTTTTCAGCACTAAGTAATGCTGCAAATGTCACCAATATGATAGAAGGCATGAACCAGCTAGGTATTAATAGTGGTATAGCTTTAGGTTCTATGGCTAAACGATTTGTTGAAGCAAGTCAAGGTGCAATAAGTTTACAAGATGCTATTTCTGCAACAGTTAAAGCAACCTCAGCTGGACTTAGCCAAGCTCAGTTTACAAAATTAGGCGAAGTAGCTACTAAAGCCAGCAAAGCTTTAGGCATAGATATGGCTGATGCCGTTAGCAGACTAACACGAGGTATTACAAAACTAGAGCCAGAACTATTAGACGAACTAGGTATTTTTACTAAAGTTGGTGCTGCTACAGATGAGTATGCTAAACGAATAGGTAAATCAGCAGCAAGTTTAACAGACTTTGAAAAACGTCAAGCTTTTGCTAACGCAGTTTTAGCAGAAGGTGCCAATAAGTTTGGTGGTATTAATGTTGATGCTAACCCTTATGATCAGCTAGCTGCCTCGTTAAGTAACCTATCAACTAAAACACTTAGTTTAGTTAATACGGCATTAGGCCCACTTATTAGCGCTCTTAGTTCTAGCCCTATTGCTCTAGCCACAGTTGTTGCGGGTTTAGGTACTATGTTGTTAAAGCAAGCAATTCCAGCAATTGGGCAGTATAAAAGCGCATTAGCAGAATCTGCAGATGCAGCAGAAAATAAATGGCAACAAAAAAGTGACGCCATTAAAAAGATTGAAAAAGATCAGTTTCAGTACTTAGCTAATATGTCAGAAGCTCAGGCAGAAACTATGCTTGCCAAATATGAAAAAGCTGAATCTCGTGTAAAGAAATCTAGAGGCAAAGGCGTGTTTGATGAACGTGCTCAAGGTATTTTAGAAAAATCCGATTATACTAGCGTATCTAAAGCTGATACAGAATATTTAAAAACTAAACAAAAAGAAGCAGCAGCCGCAGGCAATACAGAATTAGCAAAATCGTATAAAGAAGCTCGTCTAGCTTTAAATGCTTGGATAACTTCAGAAAAAGAGCATGAAAAAATATTGCAAAAAATTAATGTTCAAACTAATGCTAATATTGCCGCAGCTAGTAAGTTTAGTAGCGCTGGTTTTGCTCGTGACGAGCTAGCAAAAGCTAAAGCAGCTAAATCTAAAGCAAATTTAATTTCTCAAGCTTCTGATGATGCTGGTATTGGTACTATGGGCGTAGCTTGGAGTAACTTAAATAAAGGTATTAAATCTGAGGGTTTAACAGGATTAAGCAAAGGTTTCACACAGCTTAGCGGTGCAGCTGCTATTGCTGCTACTGTTTTTACAAGAGCAATAACTGTAGTAGCTGGATTTTTTGGTTGGGTTGGTTTAGCTGTAGGGGTTTTAACTACTCTTTACTCTATATTTTCTACAAACTCTAAAGAAGCAGAGGCCCTAAGTTCTGCAATAGATCTTGCAAATGAGTCTGGAAAGACGGCTACAGGTACGTTTGCTAAATTTAATACTGAACTATCAGCACAGTCTTTAATGGCAAAATCTAATGCTATGGCAGGATTAGCAGAATCAGTAGACGAAGTAGTTAAAAAGTTCTTGGAGTTTGATAGAGCTTCCGGTACTGTTGACAATCTTTGGGAAGGCTTAAAAGGTATAGTAGGGATGTCTAAACAAGACGACGTAGCTACAGTGTTATCTGGCAACATAATGCAAATGCTAGATAATTTAGATAATCCAGAAGCAAAGAAAAAAGCCGAAGATAAGTTAAAGAGCCTATTATCTGTTAAAAAAATAAATTTCAAAGAATTAGGTAATGCGCTTGAAAGCATTGACCCTAAAAAGCTAAAACAGTTACCAGGTATTTTTGAAGAAACCAAAGTAAAAGCCCAAGCTACTACAGCAGCTGTTAGTCAAGTTATGGAAGGTTTCAAAGACGTAACTGGTTCTTTTACAGCACTAGAAAACTCATTAAAATCATCTGATCCAATATCAAACTTTGCTAGTGCTATAGCAAAACAAGCTGCTACTATGACAGCTGCTTTTAAAGACCCTGAAGTTGCGGCTATTAGTTTTCAAGAAGTTTTAAAAGACACTTCAAAATTAAACGCCTTTCCGCCAGAAGCAGCCGCACAAATATTGGCAGCAGCCGATAGTTACAGAAACTTAAACGCTTCAATCGAAGATTCTAAGAATAAAGTAAAAGACTTAGATGCTGAGTTAGCAAAAGGAGCCGGCGCTTTTACAGCTTTATTTACTGGTAAAAGAGACGAGCTTAACTTAAAAATAAAAGCAGATCAGGCTAGTATAGTAAAGCTAGGTAGTGTTATGCAAACAGCAGCATCTAGTTCACTAGATTATGCTTTTAAAATATCTTTAGCAAAATTAAAATCAGCATCAGCTCAAGGCGCAATAGACCAGCAAAAAAGTCTAATAAGTTTTTTACCTAAATCGGAAAATACAATCAAAGCGCAAATGACTCTAGAAAATGCGTCGATTGATATTCGTAAAAAGGAAATTAAAGCAGTTTTTGATCTTACACAAGAAATGAAAATTACTCGTGCACAATCAAAAGTAGATTCGCTAACAATGCAAATGTTACTTACTTCGCCACAAATGGACCCTACTGGCACAAAGATGGCCGATCTTGATAAGCAAAGAACCTTAGCACAAGGCGAACTAGATATTTACAAAGACAAAAATCTAGGTAAAAATATTGGCGGTATTCCAAAAGAGCTTAAATCATTAGCTTTTAGCGAACTAGAAGTTAGATCAGGTTTCTCCGCTCAAACCAAAACCTTAGACATGTCTAAGCTTGGTAACGAACAAAAAGCTCAAGTAGAAACAAGAATTGCTATATTTGAAAAACAAAACAAACAAGACGCTGACTTCTTAAAAGACCAAAAAGTTTTGCGAGATAATTATATGTCTAGCGACGAGTACTTAACACAAACACTTGAACAACGTGCTAAATTTGAAACTGACTATTTAAAAGATACTCAAACTCAACGTTTAAGAGCTGCAACAGAAGCAGAACGTGCTAAAGTTTCAACAACAGAAGCGGTAATGGCAGTTGCACCATTTGGAAGTACTGCAGCTAGAACAGCCGCAGCAGACTTGCCAGGTTACAAAGCTCAGTTAAATGATGCTATTGCACGATTCCAAGTCGAAGAAGCAACTAACCAAGCGCTAGCAAAACGTGGGTTGCTAAGTAGTACCACTGCTCGCGACTACGAGTTACAGGCATCAGTAACAGAACAAATTTTAGTTTCCACTACTCAACAATACGACATAGCTAAACAAGGGCTAGATCAGTCACAAGCTCTACTAGACGTAAAACAATCAATAGGTGCAGTTACTCAAGATGAGTATGACCGCCAAACTAGATTAAATAAGCTAGAAGCTATAAGACTAGATACTGCACAACAATTAACTTTAGCTGTGTCTGAGTACAGCAAAAAGATACTTCCAGGAGTACAAGAAACTGCTGCAGGCCCACTATCAGGGGATCGCGCAGCACAAATTGCTACAGATCGTCAAGCAGCACTAGATTACTACGATAAAGCTCGTGAAAAATTATTAGGTTTGCGAGATAGTCAAGTTGAGCAAGTAAATGCTACTTATGCTATGAGTAATACTATGCGCGGCTTTTCAAAGATTGTAGAAGATTCTTTTGCTAATATGGGCGACGCGCTACTAGAGTTTGCAAAAACTGGAAAACTAGATTTTGAAGGCTTGATCAATAGCATGATCTCTGATCTTGCTAGATTTGCATTACGTCAGTCAATGCTGAATACGTTCAATTCTGCTAGCGGTGGACAAGGTATCGAAGGTTTAATCTTAGCAGGGGCAAAGTTCTTTGGCGGCAGTGCAAAAGGTAATGCTTTTGACTATGGTATCGAAGCGTTTGCAAAAGGCGGTACGTTTACTAATTCTATTGTTAACACACCAACACTATTTAAATTTGCTCGCGGTACTGGTTTAATGGGTGAAGCAGGTCCAGAAGCTATTATGCCCCTAAAGCGCGATAGTCAAGGAAACTTAGGTGTTCGTGCTGGCAGTGGTGGTGATGTAAGTGTTGTAGTTAATAATTACTCTACTTCACAAGCAGAAACCAAAGAAACTACAGATAGCAACGGAAACCGCAGAATCGAAGTTATTATTGGCGATGCAGTAGCAAAAGAAGTTGGCAGACCAAATTCTCCAATTAATGCTGGTATGAAAGCCAATTTTCAATTACAACCTAACCTAGTGAGACGTTAATGGCAGCAGCATATACTTGGCCAACCACCTTGCCTCAGGTACCCCAGCGTGGGTTTTCTGAGACTGGTGGTATGAATATTATAAGAACTCAAACTGATACAGGCCCAGCAAAAATGCGTAGAAGAGCCGCTTCGGCGGCTACTTTAAGCTGCTCATTTTTAATGACAACTGCACAAGTAGCTACATTTGAATCATTTGTAAGTAGTTCATTAGGGGGTGTACTTAGATTTTACTTTACACACCCTCGTAAACTTACTCAGATTGAAGTACGTATAGTACCTCAAGGTAACAGTGGTGATTTATATACACTAGATTATAATGCTCCAGGATACTGGATGGTTAAATTAACTTTGGAAATATTACCATGAGTAGGTTGACTACTATGAGTCAGTCGGCTATTGCCGCCTTATTTAAACCTGATAGTTCGCAGACATTAATTACACTGCTAACAATTTATGACCCTAATAATGAAACAACAGTTTTAACAAGACTAGCGGATAATTATACACAACGACTAAACGATTTAAGCACTGAACCCGATATTATTTATGGGGTGCGACGTACAGAAAATAGTGTACAAACAGATTATGTTTTCTTACCAATGCAAATTACTTTGCCTTCAGAAGAACAAAACACTGCGCCAAGATGCTCAATTGTTCTTACTGATGTAACAAGGTACATTATACCAATTATAAGAAACTTAAAAGGTCCACCAAAAGTAAAATTAGAGCTAGTACTTAATACAAGCGTAAGTACCCCAGAAGTAATTTTTGATAAACTATATATTAGCTCTTTTAGTTATGATGCAAATCAAGTAACAGCAGAATTATCTATGATTGATTATGCAGTTGAACCTTTTCCGGCGTATAATTTTACTCCAAAACAATTTCCAGGATTATTTTAATGTGGCACAATAAATACGTTGGCATACCATACAAAGATAATGGACGAGACCTCGATGGCGTAGACTGCTGGGGTTTAGCTCGTTATGTGTATAATAAAGAGTTTAATATAAGCTTACCTAGTTTTTCTTTTAACTATGATAGCGGAGATCGTGAACGCATTCAAGAGCTAATTGCCCAGTATCGTGAAGGTTGGGAAGAAATTACTCAGGAATATAAAACTGGTGATTTAGTACTATTTCGTATGATGGGATATGAAAGCCATGTTGGTATCGTAACAGAGTACCCATACTTTTTACATGCACGCGAAAAAGCAGATAGTTCTGTTGAACGCTTAGATAACACCCAGTGGAAAAATCGCGTAATTGGAATATTTCGCTACTCTAGCGCAGCTAAAAATAACTTAGTAGCAATACCGCACCCATTAAAAACAGAACGTATTACTGATTATATACCAGAAGGTGCTACGCTGCATCAAGTACATGAAGTATTATGCAAACAACATAATATTAGTGATTCAACTAATATTAAAAAAGCCATAATAATTGTTAATGGTAAGCCTATACCAGAAACTGAATGGGATTACATAGTAAAAGAAAATGATTCAATTGAATATCGCGCAGTAGCTGGACAAGAAGTATTGCGCGTTGTTGCAGTTGTTGCGCTTGTATACTTTACTATGGGTGCGGGTGGTCAGTTTGCGTTTAGTTTAGCAGGATTTACGGGTGCAACTGGCGGTACTTTAGCAATAATGCAAATGGGCGTTATGGCTGCAGGTATGGCATTAATAAATGCTATTATGCCAATCCGTCCTCCAGAACAAGGTTCAATGAGTGACCCAGGTCAAAGTAAGTCTCAAAACTTAATCAATGGTAGTTCTAATAATGCAACACCTTATGGCTCTGTACCTGTAGTATTAGGTCGTGTGCGTATGACGCCTCCACTTGGTGCCGCTAACTATGTAGAACCTATGGCAACAGAAGCATACGTTCGTATGTTGCTAACATGGGGTTACGGTCCAGTTAGTATCGAAGACTTGCGTATAGGTACTAATACTTTAGACGACTATGAACTAGACTATAAAACTTATTATGGTTACGGTACCGAGTCAGCAGCTGAATTAGCTGATTTTAATGCAATTTATGGTAATGATGTTCAGCAAGTAGTTAAAAATATTAAGTTAGTTGGCAGCGAGGGGTCTTCTCCTTGGCAGGAAGTTACTTTTACGCAACCTTCTACTCAACTAGGTTACTCTATTCATTTTCCGCAAGGTTTGCGCAAAATAAATAATTCTAACGGAAATAGTGAAGCAGCTCCTTTTATTGCAGAAATTCAGTATGATTTAGTCGGCAATAACAATTGGACTAGTAATTTATATAGCTTCCCTACTAAATCATTTACACTAGCTAATAGTACAGTTACTAACTATACTAGAACGGGCGGAGGTGGCCGTAATGGTGAAGCTATTGTAACCGTTAGCAGTGTAGTTAAATACTACCAATGGCATACTATTTACATGAAACAAGGTAGCGGCGTATTTTCCATATCAGGTACTCCCAGCGAAGCTCAAGCAGTAGAACCAAGTGATTCATTACGTAAACAAATTGCTGGAAATTTAAATGGTTATTGGAGCACTACAAGTTTAGCTTTAGATACCAGTAAATTGCAAAAAATGACACGTATACCTGCATTAGACCCAGGAGATATAGCATTATTTGATGTGTGTGTATACGACGGTGCAATTATATCTACATTAAAGCGAACAGATATTGGTACGCATGATACTACTATTTCTGTTTCAGGTTTAACGGTTACTACTAGTGCTGGCACAGTAAGTGTAGCAACAGGTATTTTAGTAGCAGGTGAAAGTAACTATATTAAATTAGGTGCTAATGCTGCTCAAGGTTATCTTGCACAAAAAGACGCTTTTACCTATATTCCTGAAAGTCCTATAAATGTTCCGCCTGATGTTTATAAGATGAGAATACGACGTATAAACTCTGGAGCCACAGATTTAGCTGGTTATCAAGTATTGCATGATGCTTACTTTTATACAGCTACCGCATATAGTAATAATGTGCCAGTTACAGACCCTCCAGTAGGTAAGTTTGCTAGAACCGCTTTAAGAATTAAAGCAACTGATCAGATATCTGGTAGTGTGGAAGCAATTAATGCATTAGTAACTAGTATATGCCCAGATTGGGATAGTGTTACAAGTACGTGGATTACAAGAACAACTAATAATCCAGCAAGTTTAATGCGCTATATACTACAACATCCTGCTAATGCGCGCCGCATTCTTGATTCAGAAGTATCTACAAAAATAGACTTGGCTCAACTACAGTATTGGCACGCTTATTGTATAAGTAAAGGGTTTACGTATAACAATGTATTAAGTAATCCACGTAGTATACTTGATGTGTTACGGGATGTGTGCGCAGCTGGTAGAGCTAGTCCAGCATTAGTAGACGGTAAATGGACTGTTGTTATTGACGAAGCAAAAACAACAGTTGTACAACACTTTAGTACTCATAATAGTTGGGGGTTTCAAGGAACTAAACCACTAGTAAAAATACCTGATGCATTTAAAGTAGTTTTTATTAACGAAGCTTCTAATTACGTACAAGACGAAATGTATGTGTACAATAAGGGACAAAACTCAACAACTGCTCAATTATTTGAAGAACTACAGTTACCGGGTGTAACTAACGGTCAAGCAGCATTTAAACATGCTAGATGGCATTTAGCACAATTATTACTTCGTCCAGAAACTTATACTTTGAATGCAGATCTAGAGTACTTAGTATGTAATCGTGGAGATTTAGTACGTGTGCAGCATGATGTACCACAGTGGGGTATTGGAACAGCACGAATTAAAACTTATGTTAACTCAACAACATTAGTATTAGATAACGATATTCCATTAACAGCAGGTAGTACCTATACTATCCGCATACGTACTGCAACAGGCGCATCGGTTACTAGAACTTTAGGTACAATTGCAACTTCTGGATTTACAAATCAAGTAACTGTTACTGCTGCATTAACCGTAACACAAGGTGCCGCAGATAATTTAGTTATGATTGGCTTATCAAATACAGAATCACAAGAGTGTTTAGTACTAAGTGTAGAGCCTAGTACAAATGGCACTGCTAGATTAACTCTGGTTGACTATACTGCCGCTATGTATAACATTGATAGTAGTCCTGATTATCCAATACCTAGCTTTGTAAGCAATATAACTAAATATAGAGATACATTTATTACCGTAGTACAACAATCTCCGACTATTACAGCAGTAGTTAGTGACAGTACAGCTGTAGGCGTAGTGTCACTAAGTGTTGATACTAATCGTATTAAAGTAAGTTTTACAGAAACGCCAGGGCAACCTGCACTTGATACAAAAATTGTAGAAGTTGAATTACAGTGGAAACTGTCAGCAGATACTAATACAAGTTGGCCAAACACTACTACTACGCCAGTTGGAAATGACAGTATTTACGCTACTGGAGTTACTCCAGGTGAAAGCTATGATGTAAGAGTTCGATATAATACTTGGGACGGTGCAATGGGTCCTTGGACTTATGCTTATGGACATACAGTTAGTGGTAAAACAGTAAACTATAATACAGCTAATAGTGTAAGTGTAAAAAGATCTAAACGTTTTTTAGTTATTACGCCTCTAGTAACTACATGGCCAAAAGATTTTGATCACTTTGAAATACGCGTATATAAAGATAAAACAAATGGAACTAATGATTTCTGGTCAACTGTTGATACAACAAATATTAAAACCTATACTTCTAACGGTACGATTAGCGTAGACTTAAAAGACTTTGCAGTACCTAGACTACGTGAGCTTATAAGTACAACGGGTACTATTGGTAATGTCCAACTAACTGGCATAGGTCCAACTACATATTCTGCTACTATTACAGGAATGACTAGTACTACTGGTTTAGAAGTAGGAAATTCTATTTCTGCTACTAATGGAACTGGTTCCATATCTGATGGAATACCTACATCAATAACAGTAGCAAGTCTAGTAAATGGTACTAGTATAAATTACAACACCATAGGACCTCTAGCACCCGTAGCTGGTACAGTCACAGATATTACTACACCTAATGTTACTTATAGAATTGCTTGTCGTTTAGTTGATACTAATGGCAATTACAGCACTTCAAGTGTATTAACTTCAATAACTTTATCCGACTTAGCACCTTAACATAATATGCCGCAATTGCGGCATATTATCCTTATTAGGAAATATAAATGAGCGCTACCATAGCAGCAGGACCAGCTTCCCTGTATTTAAATATAGCTACGCCACTGGAAGCAGATGGCACAACTCCGCGGGATGATATAGCAGGGGTAAAAGTCTGGTATAGTACTAGTGCTGCAACATTTATACCACCAGCTCAAGGCACTCTTGCTTATGACGGTACTGGTTTAAGCATTACGCTTTCATCACTTAATCCAAGCACTACCTATTATATTAGGTATGCACTAATAAGTGAGATTGATCCAGATAATTACTTACTCTCACCAATCTATAGCGCTACCCCACAAAGTGAACCACAAGTAGTTGATATTACTGGATATACTGGTTTCACAAAAGCAATTAGTGGCACCATTACACCAACAACTGCAACACTAACTGCAACCCAGTTAAATATTACTAGTCCTGTATACGCTTGGACCATAACCGGAGGCACTCCTGCTACCGCGTCAACCGCTGCAGTAACCATTACACCAAGTGCTGGTGCAACAACAGTTGTTGCACGTGTGTCAGTAACAGGTACAAACACACTTGCAGCTTTAGTTAAATCAGTGTCTATGCCTGTAGTATCTAATGGCAGTAATGGTACTAATGCAATAACTGTTGTATTAAGCAATGAAGTACAAGTATTTCCAGCAAGTATAACTGGTGCTGTATCTAGTTATACAGGTAGCGGTACTCAAATTAGAGTTTATGAAGGTGCTACTGAACTAACTTATGATGGTATTGGTACCGCTAATGGTACTTGGAGAATCTCATCAACTGCAGCCACTAATATTACAGTAGGTACAACAACTGATAGCGGTACTTTTGCTACTATAGGTGCACATTCCGGTGTAGCAGATGCTACTGATACGTCTAGTATAGTCTACAATATAAGTGGTAAGAATTCAGTAGGTACTAGCTTTTCTATTAGTAAAAATCAAAAGTTTACTAAAGCAAAAAAGGGTGACTCTGGTACTAATGGTCAAAGTCCTCGTATTTGTTATATTGTAACAACTAGCGGTACAGCACCCACCACACCAACTCCAGCAATTGGAGACGCAGCACCAACCAGCTGGAGTTTTACTCCTACAAGTAACCTTACTAGTGGGCAGTATATGTACCAAAGTGACGGTATATTAACCGGTACAATTGGTGATGTAGCCCAAGCTGTGGTTGTGGGCTCAATTAGTAATACTGCACTAACAATTAATAGTGTTACATCAGGTACCGTTGTACCAGGATTATTTTTAACTGGTGGAACTATTCCTGCCAATACATATATTGTAAGCGGTGGAGGATCAATCTGGACCCTAAATCAAAGTGTCCCAACACAAGGTCCTATTACAATTAACATGAGAACTGCTACAGCAATTACTTGGAGTAATCCTTATTTAAGTAATTTAAAAGTTGGTTCACTAAGTGCTATTAGTGCTGATTTAGGGACTATTACTGCCGGTGATTTACAAATTGGATCTAGCCCCGCTGTTAGTGGGACTACTATGACAGGCAACGGTAGTCATTTATATTCTGATGGTAAATTTGCTATGGGCACTTCATCTAAAAACTTTGTCTTTAATGGAACAGATGTATTCTTAAATGGATTTTTAAGGGGGGCTTCGGCTACAACCAGTACCGGCACCCCCATAAATAACTTAACAACTTTAACAACTTTTACAACAACAAAAATAAATACATTGCTAGTTTCTATAACTGGAACTGCAATTCAGCTTATTGCAAATCCAAATATAACAGTGAATCAAGTAGACAACAGTGTGGTTGCTTATATATACAACAATTCTGGTACCCAAGTTGCAGCACAACAGGTAAATATTATTACCCCACCAGTTCTTACTTCGGGTGCCGGATACGTTGCTTACTCCCCCCTATCATTTTCTTTGCTGCTATTAAATTTACCTGCAGGCACGTATACCGTGAGAATACAAGCAATTTTATTATTTAGGGATTTTAATGGTAATATTGCTACAACATGGACTCAACGAGATAATAATGCTACACTAACAACTAATATTTACGAAGCTAAAATATGAAAAACTATATTGTATATATTACTACAACAGGCCAGATTGTTAGATTTGGTAGCTGTTCTGAAAACGATTATAATCTTCAAGCGCAAGATGGTGAATCTACTCTGGAAGGGGTTGTTAACTCTGACAGCTACATTGAGAACGGTATTGTAACCCCAATACCTCCAAAACCATTTCCTTTTTATTTGTTTAACTACGATACAAAGCAATGGTACGATCCTCGCACAAACGAAACTCAAAGGTTATTAGTTAGATCGCAACGTAAAGAATTATTATTAGAAAGTGACTGGACTCAATTGCCTGACGTGCCGCTAGCTACAAAAGAAGCTTGGGCAACATATCGTCAAGCATTGCGTGACATAACTACACAAACAGATCCTTTTAATATAACTTGGCCAGTTAAACCACTATAAAAATAAATATCCTGCCTCTGGAAATAGGGGCGGGATATTTTTTTGTCTTGACACTAGGCTCCTAAGGTGATATAATAGAACAAAATTATATAGGCGTCTAAAATTTATGTCTAAAATTACTTTATAAAGGAGACGTCCCATGGAGTCAACAATACCAGGTACCGTATCTGAGTGGATATCTACAGGATTTTTAGCATTAGTAGGTGTAGCAGTAGGTCTACAACTACTACTTAAAACTTGGAGTAGCAACAATAAAGAAGCATCATTAGTAACAATGATGCATGGCGAGCTAGAGCGTATGAGCTCACAAAACTCACTGCTGTCACTAGAAGTAGGTAAGCTACAAGTTGAGTTAGTTAAATTAAGTAAACAACTTACTGAACTAACACTAGAGAATCAAAAGCTGCAAACTGAAATCAATAATTTAAATAATGAAATTATTAGATTGCACGGCGTTATAACTCAAAAGGAAACAGTATAATGACTGCACCAGCAAAAATTAATTACAAGTTTTATCAAGGTTCTACTGTTACAGAGATCTTACGCTGGGAGTCCACAACAAAGGTATACAAACCTATTACTGGAATCACTAACTCAGCCCCTGTAGTTATTAACTCATTAGCACACGAAATTCCAAATGATTGGAGAGTTAAAATAACTAGTGTCTTAGGTATGACAGATATTAATAATGTTAGTAACTATTATAGAGTAAGTAATGTTACTGCTAATACCTTAACTATTCTTGATATTAATAGCTTGGGTTTTAAAACTTATACGGGTGGTGGTGTATTAGAATACAATAAGCCTATAGATTTAAATGGTTATACTGCTGTTATGCGTATTAAAACCAAAATAACCGATACTAATATTTTATACGAAGCTAGTACCAGTAATGGTGGAATTGTAATTGATAATATTAATAAGTCAATATCTATTAAGTTATCGGCTACTACAACTTCTAGTTTTACTTTTACAAGTGCAGTGTATACTTTAATATTAACTTCTAATAATGGCAATGTTATACCACTTAGTTCTGGTACTATAACAATGATAAAGGTATAATATGAGCACAGAAGTTATAGTTATAGATAATACGGCAATAATTACTACTGAAATAGACTATTATGAGCCGATTAATTATGGTGCACAAGGACCCGAAGGAGCTGTAGGACCTGTGGGTCCTGTGGGCCCTATTGGACCCACAGGACCCACAGGTCCTACTGGACAAACAGGACCTCAAGGACCTCAGGGTATTACTGGACCACAAGGTCCCATAGCAACAATAGATGGTATTATAAGTATTTCGTCTTTGTCCGATGTAAGCACTACTGGACTAGTAGACGGGGCCTTACTAGTGTATAATGCAGAACAAAGTAAATGGTCTCCTACTATACTATTAAACAAACAAACACTTGAGTGTGGACAATATTAAGGATAAAATATGGCGTCTAATATAAAGATAAAAAGATCGGAAGTTGCAGGCAACCCTACCACACTAGGTGCAGGTGAGTTAGCTTACTCGGCCTTACCGGATACAGGCTCTAATGGTGGAGATCGCTTATACATTGGTATGGGTACTGAAACTGACGGCAATGCGGTTAATCATTTTGTAATTGGTGGTAAATATTTTACTGATGCAATTAATGCAGCTACTGATTTAAGTACAGGTTCTACCATTGTAAAAAGAAATGCTGGCGGCAATTTTTCTGCTGGTACTATTACCGCTACCTTAATAGGTACTGCTTCTAGTGCTAATAAATGGCAAACAGCTAGAAGCCTAAGTTTAACTGGAGATGCTACTGCATCTATAGCTTCCCTTGATGGATCCGCAGATACTACAGCAACAATCACTTTAGCCACTGTAAATTCAAATACTGGTTCTTTTGGTTCTTCAACACAAGTACCAGTTGTAACAGTTAATGCTAAGGGTTTAGTTACTGGAGTTACACTAGTTGACGTTGCACAAGCTGGAGCAGGTACTGCAAATTTAACTATTACTGGTAATACTGGTACAGATACCGTAAGTACTGGTATTGATACTTTAAACTTTGCTGGTGGTACTGGAGTTACAACTGCAGTAACAAATAATCAAGTAAGTTTTGCAATTGGACAAAACGTTGCTACTGATGCCAATGTTAACTTTAATAACTTGACGCTAGCTGGTAACCTAGTTGTTAATGGTACTACTACTAGTGTTAACTCAACTACTGTTGAAGTATCAGACTTAAATATTACTGTAGCTAAGGGTTCTGCAACTGCTGCAGTTGCTAACGGTGCGGGTCTTACTGTTGATGGTGCCGGAGCTACGCTTATTTACACCAGCGCAAATGATCGATGGAACTTTAATAAGGATTTAAGTGTAGCTACGGTATATGGTGCATTAAGTGGTAATGCCTCAACCGCTACTAAGTGGGCTACTGCCAGAAACTTAAGTTTAAGTGGCGATGCTACTGCTACACTTGAAAGTGTAGACGGTTCAGCAGCAGTATCAAGCACAATTACTTTAGCTACAGTTAATACTAATACAGGTAGTTTTGGTAGCGGAACAAGTGTTCCAAGCTTTACAGTAAATGCCAAGGGTCTTATTACTGCAGCCAGTGCAACAGCCATTTCTATAGCTACTAGTACTGTTTTAGGTTTAGCGTCATTTGCTTCAGCCGACTTTACAGTAACTGCTGGTGCAGTAAGTATTAAAGCAATAGACGGCGGAATATACGGATAAAAATAAATCCCTGCTCTATAGCAGGGATAACCCTTATTAGGAGCCACAATGGCAAGTCAAATTATTCTAAAGAAATCTTCTATTGCCGCTCGTGTGCCGGCAGTGGAGGATTTGGTTTATGGAGAATTAGCATTAAATTATGCTGATGGGCTCCTTTATTTCAAGAAATCAGATGGTAGTACAATTGCTAATGTTGGGAGCGTAACACCCACATTAACACTCACAAGTGGTACAGCTAACGGTTTAGCATACCTCAATGAATCCAAGGTGCTTACTACAGGGACGGCACTGACGTTCGATGGCACTAATTTTGGAGTAGGTGTTGCATCACCTGCCGCCAAACTAGACCTTTCTGCTAATAACCCTATTATGGGATATTTCCGTAGTTCTGGTGGGTTAGCAAACGACAAGCGATTTACTATTAGTTCTGGTGGTGACAGAGTAGTTTTAGATTCTGCTTTTAATAGCACGGGTGCTTCTGCGGCACTTGGTTTTACGCTTGGCGGAACCGAATCCATGCGCCTCACCTCCACAGGCTTGGGTATTGGAACAACTACACCTAGTCGTCAATTAATGATCTCTAGTGCTACAACAGCTACGTTTGCACTACAAAGCACAACTAATAATGTAGGTACTGGTGAAGATTATTATGGTGGTGTTATTGACTTTTTGACCACTGATAAATATTCAGCACTTACATCACCAGTAGCCCTATCTAAAATCGTAGGTATTGTTACTCAAGAAGGTTCTGCTGTACCAGGTGGTAATCTTGCTTTCTTTACCAACCGTAGCGGTGCAAATCAAACGCAAGAGCCTGTAGAACGAGTACGTATTACTACTATAGGCAATGTTGGTATTGGTACTACTACTCCAACGCAAAAATTAGAAGTAGCCGGAACAATTTATTCAACTAGCGGTGGTTTTAAGTTTCCTGATGGTACAACCCAAACTACAGCTGCTGCAGGTTCAAGTATTATTACTTTTGCTACTACTGGTGGTGCTGCAGCCGGTTCAACGTATAACGGTTCGGCAACACTAACTGTAGACTATGCTACAGTAGGAGCAGCACCTGCTGGCCACACCCACAGTTATCAAGCAGCCGACGGTGACTTACTAGCCATTGGTGGATTAACTGGAACAAGTGGATACCTAAAGAAAACTGCAGCAGATACTTGGACCTTAGATACTAGTGTATTTTTAACTTCAACAATTTCAGAAGCGCTTACACTTTCTAGCGGCACAGCCAACGGCGTTGCATACCTCAACGGCAGCAAGGTGCTGACCACGGGGTCTGCGCTGACGTTTGATGGGACTACGCTTGTTGCATCTAGTGGTGGCTCAACTCCGGCAATACGCATACTTGGTGCTGGGGCTTCTCAAGGCGAACTTTCATTTAATTCTTCTGACACTTACAAAATTCAAGGCGGGCCTGATTACCTTGCAATAAACTTTTTTACAAACGGTGTAAATCGCTATTCGATTGATAGTTTAGGTGTTGCAGTATGGTCTGTATCTGGCACAGAACAAATGCGCCTAACCAGCACAGGGCTGGGTATTGGGACGACTACGCCAACCGAAAAACTTGAAGTAACCGGTACCATCTACTCAACTAGTGGTGGATTTAAATTCCCTGATGGTACCGTACAAACTACAGCAAGTACGGGTAGTGGTGGTGGCGGAAGTACCGGTACTACATATAACAGAACTACTATTACTGCAACAGCTGGTCAAACAATATTTAATGTTGTTTATACTGTTTCTTACTTACAAGTATTTTTAAATGGTGTATTATTATCTGCATCTGATTATACTGCTACAAACGGTACTTCTATAACATTATCAACAGCAGCAGCACTAAATGATAGTGTAGAGATTATATCGCTAAACGTAGCTGCTGGTGGTGATAGTGGTGGCATAACAATAGGAAAATCAATTGCTATGGCAATGATTTTTGGAGGATAATAATAAAATGGCAAATCCAAACATACTAAATGTAACTTCAATTTACGGTAATACGTCCTATTTAATTCCTGCTGTAACAACAGCAGTAGTTTGGACTGCACTAACACCCGCAGCCGGTACTGTAAATAAGATCGATAATATTGTTGCAGCTAATGTTACTGCTTCAGCAGTAAATATTACGGTTGCAGTTAATAGTGCGGCTGCTGGAGCAGGAACTAACTACCGTTTAGTTTATCAATTACCAGTACCTGCTAACTCAGCATTAGTTGTACTAGATAAAAGTACTGCTATTTACTTAGGTGAAGCACAGTCAATTGTAGTAACCGTAGGTACTGCAAGCGGTATTGAATTAACTTCTTCATATGAGGCTATTACCTAATGTCAACAAGATATAAAGGTTCTATACTTTCAGCAATAGCAGCAGTTACATCTGCCGGTGCTGCCCCTGGAATATGGAAAACTAATGAACAAATGCAAGGTGCTAGTTCTGGTACATGGCCTGGCTATACCACTATAGCCGACTACTTAGTAGTTGCAGGTGGTGGGGCTGGTGGCTTTGGTTTCTCTGGCGGTGGTGGTGCCGGAGGTGTAATTTCTGGATCTATGGCTGTAGTACCAGGAGCATCATATACTGTAACTGTAGGTGCAGGCAGCTCCGCAACAACAAGTACTTTATCTACTGGAACCGGACAACCTTCCGCGTTATCATTAGCAGCAGATAGTTCATATTCAGCAGCTTTTAATGCTGCATCTTTCCTCCGAAAAAGCGGGTCTGGCGTAATTACTGCAGCTAATAATGATGTTACAATAGAGTGCTGGCTTTATTCTAATACTGCTTTTATAACTGGTTTATTTGATAGCGCTCCTGGCCAAGTAGGTGCTTTACGTAATCTTAATAACAATCAATTTGGCACGCAGTATGGTGATAGTACAGGTGTTTTTATTCAAGGACTATTTCCTATTAGTACTTGGTTTCATTTAGCTATTACGTATAGCGGTACTGTAATTAAAGCTTTTGTTAATGGTATACACGTTGCTACAGGTAGTAGTACAGGCTCTTGGGTTGTAGGCAATAATTTTGATATAGGTGCTGTTAATGGTAATACTGCTTACTTTAATGGTTACATAAGTAATTTTAGAGTAACTAACCGTATACTATATACAACAAACTTTGCTCCGCCAACGTCCGCTTTAACAGCTATAGCTGATACTACCCTACTAACTCTAAGAAGCCCTACTTTACTAGACTTATCTCCTAATGCTTATACTGTAGCTGTTGCGGGAGGTTCTGTCAGCATGACGTCAGCTATAAAACCACCTTTTGGTATAACAGCATTTGGAGGTGGTAGAGGTGGTTCAGATCAAAGTAAGAATGGTTTATCTGGCGGTTCCGGTGGTGGTGCAGCATACTTATCCGGCTCTACAGGTGGCTTAGCTATACCGAACGAACAAGGTTATGCTGGCGGTGCAGGTGACTCTAATAATAACTTTGGCGGTGGTGGTGGTGGTGCTGGTGGTGCAGGCATTGGTGGTACAAATAGTACCGGTGTCGGAGGCATAGGCTTATCTTCTAGTATTACAGGTACTGCTACATACTATGCTGGTGGTGGAGGTGGCTGGACTAGAAATAATGCTAGTACTTTAGGTGGTGCCGGTGGTGGCGGTAACGGTTCTAGTGGTGGCACAAATACTGCTGGTGGCACAAATACTGGCGGCGGCGGAGGTGGCGGAGGTGGGTCTAGTAATGGTGCTGCTGGCGGATCAGGAGTTGTTATTATTAGAGTTCCAGCTGACGTAACAGTTTCAGCAACTACTGGTTCTCCAACTGTGACAACTCCAACAGGTTATCGTGTTTATAAATTTACCGGTAACGGCTCAATAACTTTCTAGGAATAAAATGGCACATTTCGCAAAATTAGACAAAAGCAACATTGTAATAGATGTTGCAGTTGTAAGTAATGAGGAGTTGCTAGATAATGGAGTTGAATCAGAAGAGAAAGGTATTGTATTCCTTACCATCTGGTCCAACGGCCATTATAGATGGCGACAAACATCTTATAACGGATCATTTCGTAAAAACTATGCAGGCATAGGTTATACATATGATGAAACTAGAGATGCATTTATTTCACCAAAACCGTTTCCTAGTTGGGTATTAGATGAGGATACTTGCCAATGGCAGGCACCTGTTGCTATGCCAGATGACGAAAGTATGTATTATCAGTGGAATGAAACAACACAAACCTGGGAGGTAGTATGGGTATAGCTCGTAATTTATCACAGCTAGCTGATAATATAACATCAAATGGTATTCTTAACAAAGAAGGCGGCGGTACGGGTACCGCAACCCCAGCTATTGTAGCAGGTACAAATATTACTGTTAGTGGCACATGGCCTAATCAAACTATTAGTTTTAGCGGCGTTAGAAGTGCCTCAACTACTAGTGATACTATTATTACTCCTTCAGCAGAACTTGGTGAGTTATACACAGTTACTAGCTTAGGCACAGCAACAAATATAGCACCACCTAGCGGTACGCCTATTCAAGGACAAAAACTTATAATACGCATTAAGGATAATGGTACTGCAAGAAGTTTAAACTGGACTACTGGTGTAGGGGCTTATCGTGTTATTGGCACAGTTTTGCCAACAGTAACTGTAGCAAATAAAACTGTGTATATAGGTTGTATATATAATGCAACAGATACAACTTGGGATGTTGTATCTGTTGCACAACAAGGGTAAAATATGCCACAAATTATTCTTAGTGGTTCCGGTACTTGGAACTTACCCTCAGACTGGAATGATGCAAATAACACTATTGAAATATATGGTGCTGGAGGCAACGGCGTTACGGGTCTTTCTACGAGGTCTGGTGGTGGCGGAGGCGGAGGTGGTTATGTAAAAGCAGCTAATGTACCTTTGCAAGCATCAGTTACTGCTGGCTACGTCACCAGTCAAACATATGGCAGCGGGTTTTTGTGGAACGGAGTAGTTTATTACGATTCTGAAACTGGCGACCCTGCTTATTCACAGCTAATAGCAGGTTTTTCTGGATCTAATGCATCTGGAATTACTGGAGGTACTGGAGGTACAAATGGCTCCATAGGAGGGTATGCTCAAATAGCTGGAGTTCTGTACACTACTATTCAGAACGCAGGAGCTGCCGGCGGCAACGGAAGAACTAGCAGCACAGCAGCAGGCGGCGGCGGCGGTGGAGCAGCAGGGCCTAATGGAGCTGGCGGAGCTGGCGGTGCAAACACAACTACTTTACCAACAACCGGTCGAGGTGGTGGAGGTGGAAATGGCGGCGGTGCGGGTTCTAGTACATCAGCTACTGGTGGAATTGCTGGTACTGGTGCAGGAGCTGGCGGTAGTGGCGGTGCTGCATCAACCTCCGGTAGTGCTGGCGGAACAGGAACTACGGTCTACTCGGGCGGTGGCGGTGGCGGTGCAGGTGACGGCACCGGAACTACTGTAGGCGGTAATGGTGGAAACTACGGCGGTGGCGGTGGCGGTGGTGCGTCTTCTGCAATCTCAACTGGTGGTCTTGGTTCCCCAAGCATTATTATTATTAACTATACTGTATACGCTCCAAATACCACATTTTTTCTTATGTTTTAATGTACCCACATACCCTAAACTTTTGAAATTGAATAAATTTCTTACAAACTCTTGTTTGCAGGGGCTGTAACCTACGTTACAGCCCCTGTAATTTTAAAAAGAATTCTAAAAATGATAACTTTTGAACAACTAAAAGAACTGCTACCCAACAACCCCAATGTTGAGCAATGGCATCAAGCCTTGACGCAGCTGTTACCAGAATACAACATAGACACCCCACAACGACAAGCAGCGTTTTTAGCACAGTGCGCGCACGAGTCAGGCCAGTTTCAGGCTATCCGTGAAAACTTAAACTACCGTGCAACAAGCCTGCAAAAAGTATTTCCCAAGTACTTTCCTACCGCCGAGCTTGCTGAAGCATACGCCAAGCAGCCTGAAAAGATTGCCAATCGCGTGTACGCTAACCGTATGGGCAATGGTGACGAGGATTCGGGAGATGGTTGGCGTTATTGCGGTCGTGGTTTAATTCAGCTAACAGGTCACGACAACTACTTGGCTTTTGCAGAGTCAGTTGGTTGCACACTAGAAGAAGCTATTGAGTACTTAAGTACCTTTGAAGGTGCTGTGCAGAGTGCCTGCTGGTTTTGGGAAACCAACAACCTTAATAGTTTAGCGGATTCAGGTGATATCAAAGCAATGACCAAACGTATTAACGGTGGATATTTGGGACTAGAAGATCGAATCAAACACTACGATCACGCACTGGAAGTACTATGTGGGCACTAGCATTTATCCCCGCATGGGCTTATTATGTTAGCCTTGTCATCGGCGTTGGCGCAAGCTTAGTAAATTCTCGTGTATTAAATCTTATCGGCATCGTACTTGTTGCCGTCAGCTGCTGGCACCTAGGTGGTGTTAACACAGAAGCAATCTGGCAAGCCCGTGTAGACAAGATGCAAGCACAAGTAGCTGAAATGGAAGCCAAGGCTACAGAGGCTAATCAACAAGTGGTTACCAAAATGGTAACTAGAATCAAAACAATCAAACAAACAACCCAAGCAAATGTTGAATACATTAACAACCATGTCGCCAAAGACCTTGATAGTAGTTGCACTCTTACTAATGCTACAATCATGCTCAACAACAGTGCCAGTCAAAATGAAGTTTCCAGTAGCACCACCGGAGTTGCTACGGGAACCTCCGAAGTTAAAGCAAGTGAGTTCCTTGAAACAGTCACCGAAAATTACGGCACCTACTACCAACTAGTAGAGCAAGTAAAAGGCTGGCAAACATGGTACTACACTCAGAAAAAAATCTTTGAGGAGTAACACGTGATTGATCCATTTACAGCACTAGCTATAGCACAAAGTGCTGTAACTGGTATCAAAAAAGCCGTAGCCTTAGGCAAAGATATAAAAAGTTTGATTGGTGAGTTTAGTCAATTCTACGAAAATGCAGACCACGTGCACGTAGCATCAACTAAAATGAAAATTGCTTCAATAAGTAAGTCAGACTCGCAAATTAGTAGTGACGCGCTAAAGATTGCAATGGCATCAAAAGCACTGCGTGACCACGAGCGTGAACTAAAAGATATGCTTTTTTGGTCGGGCAATGCACAAGTCTGGGAAGAAATGATGGCAGAGCGTACCAATATGGCCAAAGAACGCGCACGTTTAGAACGCGAAGCCTTAGAGAAGCAACAAAGTGACCGCGAGGCTAAATACAATACCTTGTGGAATGTGTTATTGTTTATTGCTAGTGTAGCACTAATAGTACCCATAGTTGGTTTAATTTTTACTTTTAGTAGTAGAGGATAACAATGAATTTAAGCATACTAGAGCCAAAAGAAGATTGGATGCAAAAGCAGTGGAGACCAGCAATGGGTTGGATGTATATGCTAACTTGTATCACAGACTTTATTATATTTCCTGTTTTGTGGTCAATGCTGCAAGCAGCAACAAAACAACCACTAACTCAGTGGATGCCACTAACCCTACAAGGAGCTGGATTATTTCACCTAGCAATGGGTGCCGTACTTGGTATTGCTGCATTTGGGCGTACACAAGAAAAATTAGGTCAACAACAAGTAACAATGCAAGCTCCACGACCCCAAGCTGCAGCACCTGTAGCAGTTCCTGTTGCAAAGGATCCAGAACTATGAAAAAATTATTAACAATATTGTGCGTAGCCATAATGTTGTCTGCAGCGCCAGCAATGGCTGCTAAACCAGCCCCTAAGTGTAAAACTGCACAAAAATGCAAAACACACAAAATGTTAAAGGGGCACAAAGTGCCTCAAAAGAAAAAGTAATTTTTTAAGGATACTTTATGTCTACAAACTCTGGTAAAAAAGCCCGTAAAAAGCAACAACAAAAACCATACTACGATGAACAGCAGCCGGATTTATTTCCAGAAGGCAATCGTGCACATGGATTTGTTGCAATTAAACCACTAAACTTTATTCAAGGCGAATACTTAGAAGCAATTAAAAACAACGAAGTAATTTTTGGTATTGGTTCGGCCGGTACTGGAAAAACATTTGTTGCAGCAAATTACGCGGCTGAACAGCTATACCACAAAAAAATTGACAAAATTATCTTAACACGTCCAAACGTAGAAACCGGTCGCGGCTTAGGTTTTTTACCAGGTGAATTGGATGAAAAGTACGCTCCTTACTTAGAGCCATTTACTCAAGTATTTAAGCGTGCACTAGGACCTGGCTTTTTTGAATACTCATTAAAAGCCAAAAACATCGACCCTAAACCATTGGGGTTTATGCGTGGAGCTAGTTTTGACAATGCTGTTATCTTAGTAGACGAAGTACAAAACATGACTAAAACTGAGTTTAAAATGTTGCTTTCGCGCATTGGTAAAAACTGCAAAGTTATACTAAGTGGTGACCCAGAGCAATGTGATATCGGTGATAGTGGATTGCTAGATGCTGTGCGTCGACTAGAGCGAGTACCTGGCATTGAAGTTGTCAGGTTCTTAGACGAAGACATTGTTAGATCAAAAATGTGTAAAGCTGTTATTATGGCTTACAAGGACTAAAAAATTATGTTTGCACTGGTGTACCATTTATGGTATACTAGTGCTTTCTAAGGTATAAAATATGGCAAAAACATACAAACCAACAACCGGCATGGCAACTGCCGCTAAACGTGCCTTGGCTTGGAAAGCTGATGGTGAGCCTGGCGGTACACTAGTGGGTCTAGCTCGTGCTAATCAACTAAAAGATCGTGAACCGCTATCCGAGAGTGTTGTGTTAAGAATGTACTCATTTTTTTCGCGACATGAAACAGACAAGTCCGCAACTGGATTCCGCAGTGGTGAAGAAGGTTTTCCAAGTAAGGGTAGAGTAGCTTGGGATTTGTGGGGTGGTGATGGCGGATACTCGTGGAGTACCGCAAAACGCAATCAAATTATGCGTGCGCGCGAAAGCAAAGTACTACGCATACTGCGTGTAACAAAAGCACATATTCCAGAACCAATGCTGCAAGCTGCTGCACAAATACTAGAAAACTATGCTAACGAAAACATTAGTGAAGAACTAGAGGCATTTGGTCAGTTTATGTATCATGCGCAACTACTACGCAACAATCACTTAGATACTTATCTACTAGACCTACATTTAGTAGAGCAACCTTATCGTGACATACTAGTAATAGTATTTTCCGAACTAGGACCAGAAGACATTGTTGATTTAAATGACATTGACGACGAAGATAGTTTACTAGACACTGAATAAGAAAAAGCCCGCACAAGCAATTGTGCGGGCTTTTTTGTTAGTTAATAATGTTCCAACGAGTGCCGTCAAATACGACCGTAATGCTAGCTTCAGAGCCTAAATTTTTATCAGAAGAAGTATCTAGTTTTTGCCCAGCAGAGCCTTTTACTTCAACGTTTCCATTAATTTGATTTTTAACTACGTAAATTTTGCCAACTACTCCAACAGGTAGTGTAATTTTTATATCTTTTTTAGTAGCGCCAATATAATAATCGTCTGCGTTAGCTGTATAGTCTGTGTTAGTTAGTTTTACATTAATTATAGAATTATTGATTGCACTTAATACGCCTAGCGGTGTAATACTCAAACCACTACCAACCTGAACTACTCCAAGCTCAGTAGTTGAAGAAATATTTGAGTCTAATACCTGCAGTACACTGCCTGGTGATACTATAGCTGGATTTTGCTTTAATGCAATGCCTGGTACAGGTGGTCTACTATAGCTCATATTATAGTATTAACCATTGTGTGCCTGAATAAACAAGCGTTAGTGCGCCATAAGGTGCGTCAATAGTAGCAGTTGCTGCTCCATCAATAGTACCGGCGGCAGGCGTAATGGTAATAGGAGTTGCTGGGGCTGCTAAACCTAAGCCGTCTTTGATATAAAATACTTGCCCTGTTACACCAGCAGGTAGATTTACTGCTACTGCAACTGGGCCAGGAACTTCAACGCTTACAACGTCGTCAGCATTGGTTACTGTTACAGGAGTAGCTACAGCAATTTGTACAGCTTGAACAGGTGTTCCTGTTGCACTAATTGTAATAGTATTGGCACCTGTGCCAGTTGTAGGTGCTACTGTGATGCCTGTTCCGGCTAAGATTGTTGTTGGGTTATTTGTATAGCTCATATTGTTTCCTTAAACAATGTTCCATTCGACGCCATTAAATATAAATGTTAAGCTGCCGTATGGTGTGTTAATAATTGCGCTAGCAGCACCGTCAATGGTAGTACTAGCAGTTATGGTAATTGGGTTAATGTTAGCTGTGCCGCTAATGTCTTTAATAATAAATACTGTTCCTGTAGGTGCTACTGGTAGTATTACAGAACCTGGTGTTGCTAAAGTTACTGGTAGATAGTAGTCAGTTAAATCAGCTAAATAAGGTGTTGTGGTTACAATTGTAACTGGCACTAAGCCTGGGATGCCTGGTGGACCAGCTGGGCCTGCTGGACCTGGTGGGCCTTGGGGACCTGGTATTCCTCCACTAATAATACTGTTAATAAACAAGTCGTGGTCAGGAATAAAAGGAAATACTGGAAACAGTGGTGGTAGTGGTGCAAGTGTTTGAGTTTGAACTTGTGATTGAGTTAAATTATTTGTATTGGTTAACATATTATTCTACTTTCATTGTTGAGTAAAGCATCCAGCCATGCTTACGGTGTTGATCCATGCGTTCTGCTAAAAAGTTAGCTAATCCATACTCACGTGACATTTCTGCTTTGTTGTAAGCATCCATTAAGTCATTGTTTAATAAACTGTTTGCAAGGTAAAGATTACTAATCATTTCAGTTGATAGAGGCCAAGTTCCTGTTGGATAATCTGGCTCTACTACGCTGGATAAGCTTAGTAATTTGGTAAACTTTGCTGGTACATAAGCACCAATAGTGCGTACATGTTCTGCAAAATCGTCTAGTTTTTTGTCTACTTCTTTGTATATTCTGCCAAATAAATCATGATAATCTAAAAAATTTGGTCCATTTACGTTCCAGTGATAGCATTGAGTTACTAATAAAAATCCGTACGTACTAGCAAAAGCTTTGCGAGTAGATTGTTGTAAATCTGCGTACTGTGCATCTACAGGTGGAAGAGGTCTAGTAGCCATTCCTGTTGCTACCATTTGTGTTGGGTCTGCCATTTTATTCTCCTAGTAAAAAAGCCCCCACGGCTTGTGGCTGAGGGGGCTTTGGTCAAATATTAGCGAATAGCTGTATTTGTGTTGGTTGGGTTAGCTGTTAGCGTACCGCTACCAACGTTAATTGCACCATTTGTAATGTTTTGGCCTAGACCATAAATCATGTGTGCTAGTTGTGCATACTGTTGTTGTGATTGTGTTTGTTGTTGCATTTGGTTGATGTTATTGGTATTAGTTAGTGTAATACCATTTGTAGCTGCATCAAGAGCTGCACGGTTACGTAGCGCAATAATTTCTGCATTTGCATCGCCTAGTTGACGGTTTAGTGTAGCTTCGTATTGTGCTGTAATTAGTGAACGTGTACGGTCACCATCAGCTGCAATATCTTTAGCCAATTCATAACGGTTTTCCATTACGTTTTGATTTACATCAGCAATGCGTCCAGCTAAGCTAGATGTTTGTGAATTTAACTGTGTTGTTAAACCCAGTGATTGGTTTGCTTGACTAGCTTCAAACATTGCAGCGTTAACTGAAACTGATTTGTCTACTGCGCCAATAGCTTGCATTAAGCTCATATTAGCTGTTACTTGTTCTGGAGGGCTGCGTAGCATTGCTCCAGCAGCGCCAGCACCATTGCCGTCATTACCAAATAAACCGCCATTACCTTGACGTAGTAAACTACCCAAGATTAAACCACCAATAAGACCGCCACCGCCGCCTCCACCGAATAGTCCGTCACCGCCGTTACCGCCCATACCCATAATCATACCTGGTGTCATAATTTCTGCCATTTTTGTATCTCCTTGAGGTGTTGCTGTTTCTTTAGTTTCAGCAACTTGTTTAATTTGTTTTGCTAACTTCTCGTAGTATTTACGAGATTGATTAGCCTGATCGTTGAGCGCACTCATTAAATCATCAGTAATTGCTTTGGTTATATCTGGTTGATTAACCACGGGTGCAGTTACTGCTGGTTCTTCTGGTACGCCTGTCGTTTCATCCATGATTTTTTCCTTTCACGAATTCCATGATACCGCGTATCACGCGCAGTACTCAATTTCTGAGAACTGATGTAATTATATACCAAAACGCTCGAAAAGTCAATGGTTATTTTTAGGGCAAGAGATTGTTAAAAATCGTTACGTAATTATGCACCAATTTTTTGGGCAAGGGCGTGTAAAAATGCTTACAAATTTTAAGAACAAAAAAACCCCCATAAATTTCTTTATGGGGGCTTTTTGTTTAATATTAAATTTCTGTTACTACAGCAGCATTTTCAGCAGCTGTTTGCAACTCTTCAATTTGTGGTTTAGCTTGTTCTGTAATCTTTTGCGTAAGAGGGTTAGCAATTTTAGCTGGTAGCTCTTGTAGTGCTGCTAAAACTGTATTTGCTTCTTGCATTGTTAATACAAAGTTTAGTTCTGGATTTTGATTCATTTTATTAAAGGTTTATTTTACTGGACAAGCACCTGTTGCGCACTCTGCATCAACAAGTTCATCAAAACTATTTGTGTTGTTAAGGTCAACTACACCAAGTACTTTAACATACGCATCATAGTCTTGTTGGGTTACTACTTCTTGTGGAAGGTAAAGGTAGCCAAGATCTTTGGCTGTTTTTGTTGGGTCTGTGCGATAGATAAATGACACACCTACATAACAATCCCAGTTTTCAAGCAACCATGAAATAATTGCTGGTACTTCAGTTGGGTCGTAACTAATAGTTACTGAAGTATTTTGCTGATTCCATGATGTTTGCAGCAATTTATAACGCTCTAGCTGTACCACAGCTGACTCTAAGTTAACTTCTTTGCCGTCAACTTTGTCAAACGGAATACCTTCCCAAGCAACTGGGAATGTTACTAGTACGCCACTATCATCAGTAGGATGGTTAATTACACGATAGTTTGCAGCACGTAGTTTATCTACTACTGGGTCATGCTTACTAAACTGAACATTGTTGAAGATGTACTTGCCTAGTGGCTTGTGCACGCCTTCTGTGGTGTCCATGATCTTAGACAAGGTACCCGACGGCTTAACGCAAGTAATGTTTTTAGGTGCAGGCAAACCAAGTTCTAGTGCCATACCCATTGCTGCTGATGTAGCTGTACGCTTTAAGTACTCGTAGTCATAGCTTCCCATGTCAGGACGCATTGCAATACCAGTTAAACCTACTCCGCAAAGACGCATAAAGTAGTTGTTTAAGTGCCAAGATTCTTGCAAGATACCATCACGCAAGTTAACACAAGTTTGACGATAGTTAGCACGAGCAGCTAAGCGAATTGCTGAATGCAAGCCAGCTGTGTTGCCTTTGAACTTACCAATATCAGTTTCTGTTAAGTTACAGAATGATTTATTGCCTAGCAAGATTTCAACACAAGGATTTGCACCTTTAAACCAAGGAGCGCGGCGTAAGGCTTCTACTTCGTTGATAAAGCCCGGCTCCGAACCGCCTGCTTCAATCATCATTGCAAAAATACGCTCTAAGTCACTACGCAGTGGCTTCTTTTTAAACACTAGTGAGTTATTTGACTGTGTGCGGTGTTGATTGTTGTGCAACCACCAGTCTTTTTTGGCTACTGCGAATTCTTCCCACTCTGGCTGGTCATAGTCAAAAAGAGCGATCTCAGCGCTGCGACGACTAGACAAAATAGTGCCCAAATGATTGACAATATCGAGAATGTCCATGCGAGTAAGAAGGCTATCGGCACGACCATTAAGGATATTAGCAATTGCAACATAAGCCGTACTAATTGCTGAGTCACCACTAGAAATCCATCCATAGCCTTTTAACCTTTCGCCTGCAGGACGTAATTGCGAAAAGTCAAGAACAAGCGTGTCTGCGGCATATTTACCAGCAAGCAACTTACCAATAGACTTTGCCCAAGCTTCTGCACTATCACCAACTTGTAGTGTCCAAGTTTTTGTTTGAGCATCCCAAAACTCAGCATTTTCTTCATTTCCGCCCTTATCAGTACGTGTGCTTCGTACTACTTGAATATTTTTAATTGGCTTTGAGAAACCATTTAGTGTACCAACAATTGGTTTGAATCCAACACCACAACCTTGTAGCAATAGCCACAAACAGTCTACTACGTCGTATACAGTTTCAACGTGTGTGAAACTGCAATTAAATTGTGATGCTTCACGAGTTTTAGCAACATTTGTGCCACCAAGCCACAGTGTGCGGCCACTCATTAATACTTTGCGATCTAGCATTAACTGCTCTAGGTCATAAAGCTCAGCATACTCTAAGTCGTTTAGGTCGCGATCTACTGCTCGTTGCCACAGCCACTCTTGGTGGTCAATAACACGGGCAACTGTTTCTTGCCATGTTTCAAATTGTTTGCCGTCATCCGATGTGGGTCGGTTGTAGGTGCGTCTGGTAATTACTTGTGCTCTTGTACTTACGTTCATTTTATTCCTTTATTTACCGGTACTGCCAAAACCGCCAGTACCTCTGTCTGTATCATTCCATGCGTCTACAAATCCACATAACAAAACCGGCATAATTACCAGCTGAGCAATTCGGTCACCTGCGCCAATTATACAACGCTCGCCTGAAATATTTTTTAGCAAAACTTTTAAATTTCCACGATAGTCTGAATCAATGACTCCTACTGAATGTGGGATTGTAATGCCTTTTTTCCCTTGCGAACTCCTATTGAAAATAAAGCCTCCGTAGCCTTCTGGAATTTTGACAGCTACTCCGGTATCAATAAGTTTTTGTTCGCCAGGATAAATTTCGCAAGTTTCGGTGCTTTTTAAATCTGCACCCGCATCATTTGGGTGTGAACGGCAAGGTAAATAGGCAGCGTCGTCTACTCGACATTCAATTATTTGATTAATTAAACGATCACTTGCATGATCGTATTTACGATTAATATTAAAATAGTTATCGTGAGAAGAATAGTATTTATCTTTCATTTTGT